GTCAAGCAAAAATGGCTGCACTTGTTAATAACTATAACCACTATCTAAGTATGATTAGAGATGTGACAGGTATTAATGAGGCTAGAGATGGGACGTTACCTCATCCAGATGCATTAGTTGGTGTACAAAAGTTGGCAGCTATGAATTCTAACGTAGCCACTAGACACATACTAGAGGCTGGCCTTAACATCACTAAGCGTTTAGCTACATGTGTATCAATTAGGGTTGCAGACATACTAGAGTACTCTGATTTTGCTGAAGAGTTTGCTATGCAGATTGGAAAGTCCAATGTATCTATATTGAGCGAAATAAAAGATTTATACCTACATGATTTTGGAATATTTATAGAGCTATCTCCAGATGAAGAGCAAAGAGCAAACCTAGAGGCAAACATACAGATAGCCTTACAGCAACAGACGATTGACTTAGAGGATGCAATTGACATACGAAACATCAAGAACATTAAGCTTGGAAATGAGTTGCTAAAGGTTAAGAGACGTAAAAGAATGGAGAAACAGCAGCAGGATAAGCAGATGGAATATCAAATGCAAATGCAGACCAATATGCAATCTCAACAGGCAGCTGCTGAACAAAAGGCTCAATTGTTTCAAATGGAATCTCAGTCTAAGATACAGATCAAGCAGGCAGAGGCTGAGTATGGTATACAGCAGTTGACAGCAGAGGCTAATCTAAAGAAAGAGTTAATGGCTATAGAGTTTGACTATAACATGCAACTAAGGGGCATGGAGTCAAGTCAATTAATGAGCAGAGAGAAAGAAAAAGAAAAGGCAAAGGACAACAGGATTGACTTACAGGCAACTAGACAATCAGATCTAATTAACCAAAGAAAAAATAATCTTCCGCCTTTAAACTTTGAGAGTAATGAGGATACGCTCGATGGGTTTGACTTAGAATCTTTTAATACTATATAATTATGAAAAAACGAACAAATAAAACTACTACCGCTCCCCCATTAAAGCTTATTCCAGATTTATATGGTCACTACAGCAATGCTAATGATTATTCTTCATCTGCTGGATTAACACTACAGAAAAATAATTTTACTTTAAAGTCTCGTGTAGGTGCTTCCCCAGGATATAAGTTTGGAGATATTGGTGGTGAGTATACAATTCCTATTAAAAATAATAACTTAAGTTTATCTGGATCTATTAGTAAGGAATCATTAAACCCATTTAGTTTTGATATAGGAGCCAAGTATACAATTAATATAGGTAGTAAAAATAAAAATAAAGATAAAAAAAAGTTATAACTTTGTAACAAATTAAATTAAATAAAATGGAAGGAGAATTTAAAGTAAGGGCTGTAGAGTTCGAGGAAAAAAGTGTTGCGGAAATTGAAAATCAATTGCTAAAGCAGCATGATGAGAAATTAAATGGAGCAACTGAATCTGAGAATATAGATACTGTAAATTTACAACCAGCAGTAGAGGGAAATATTGCTGAAGATCTAGACGATAATAGAGTTCTTTCATATCTTGGTAAAAGATGGAATCGAGAGATTACATCGTTAGATGAATTGGCAGACCAACGTAGGGATAACGAAGAGTTACCTGAAGATGTGTCTACCTTTTTAAAGTATAAAAAAGAAACGGGACGAAGTATCCAAGACTTTATTCAATTGAGTAAAGACTATGATGCTGAAGAACCAAATTCTTTGTTGTTTGAATATTATAAGAGTCAAAATGCAGATTTAGACGCTGAAGATATTAAGTTTGATATAGAAAGTAATTTTTCATATGATTCAGATTATGATGATGAAAAAGATATCAAGAAAAAACAAATAGCAAAGAAAAAAGAGCTTGCTAAAGCTAAGAAGTATTTCAACGAGTTGAAAGAACAGTACAAGGTTCCACTTGAGTCAAGGGAGTCCTTTGTTCCACAAGGAGAAAGAGATGCTTATGATGCTTACAAGAAAAATAGAGAGTCTTCCTCGCTTAACGATGAAGAGCAACAGAAGAGGTCTAGGTATTTCTCTGACAAAACAAATGAATTATTTTCAGATAAATTCGAAGGTTTCGGGTTTAACATTTCTGAGAACAAGAAGTTAGTTTATAAGCCAGCAGAACCTAAAACCTTATTGCAAGAACAAATTGATTTAAGTGGCTTCATTTCGAAGTTCTTAAATAATGATGGATACCTTGCAGATGCTGAAGCCTTTCACCGTGCTATTTCTGTAGCCTCAAATCCAGAAAAATTTGCTAAGTTCTTTTATGAGCAAGGCAAATCAGAAGCAATTGATGGTGTATCTAGGGAATCAAAGAATATTGACATGACTAGACAAACTCCTCAAAACGCTCCTAGTACTGGAGTGCAGGTTAGAGCTTTAGATCAAGAACGTGGAAGCCGATTAGTAATAAAAAAACGTTAAACAATTTAAAAACTAAAAAAAATGGCTGGTACATTACAAACGAGTCCAGGTGTAGCGATTACACCTAGCTCAGTGAAGGCAACATTGCCTACAAACTATATTACAAACTTTGATTTCTTAAATCAGTATCTTCCTGATACATACGAGCAAGAATTCGAACGTTACGGTAATAGATCAATTGCATCTTTCTTACGTATGGTAGGTGCAGAACTTCCTTCTAACTCTGACATGATCAAGTGGGCAGAACAAGGTCGTTTACATACAAAATATACAGGTGTAACTTTTGCTGTATTAGGAGCTCCTGCTGCTGGTCAGCAAGTATTTACATTGGCTGCATCTGCTATTTGTAACTTCCGTGTAGGACAAACTGTTTTTCTTTCTTCAGAAAGCATAGCATCTGAATCACAAAAAGCTTTAATAACAGCTGTTTCTGGAAGTACATTTACAGTTGCTTACTATAACAACGTAGCTACAACTTTTACCGCTGCTACTACAGTAACTGTATTTGTTTATGGTTCTGAATTTAGAAAAGGTAGTTCAGGTATGGTTGGATCTAACGAAGCTCAAGATCTGTTCTTTGACAATAAGCCAATTATAATTAAGGACAAGTACACTGTGTCTGGTTCAGATATGGCACAAGTTGGATGGGTTGAAGTAACTACTGAAAATGGAGCTACTGGATACTTATGGTACATCAAGTCAGAGCATGAGACTCGTCTTCGTTTTGAAGATTACTTAGAGATGGCTATGGTTGAGGGTGTTCCTGCTGCTGCATCTTCTGGAGCTGCTACGGAATTAAACTCTTCTGCTTACCCAGCTGGAAGTACATTAACTCAATCTGCTGGTACACAAGGTATGTTTAATGCTATTGAAACTCGTGGTAACGTTTGGTCTGGTGGTACCCCATCTTCATTGGGTGACTTTGATACAATCGTACAACGTCTTGACAAGCAAGGAGCTATCGCTGAGAATGCATTGTTCTTAAATCGTCAGTTCTCTTTTGATATTGATGATATGTTAGCTGCTCAAAACTCTTACGGAGCTGGTGGAACTTCTTACGGATTGTTCGACAACTCAGAAGAGATGGCACTTAACTTAGGTTTCTCTGGATTCCGAAGAGGGTATGAGTTCTACAAGACTGATTGGAAATACTTAAACGATGCTACCCTTCGAGGTGGTTTAGTTGGAGGTCTAATCAATGGTGTATTAGTTCCAGCTGGAACAATGAGCGTATACGATCAAGTGTTAGGTAAAAATGCTCGTAGACCATTCTTACACGTTCGTTACCGTGCTTCAGAGACTGAAGACAGACGTTACAAGACTTGGATCACAGGTTCAGCAGGTGGTGCACAAACAAGTGACTTAGATGCAATGGAGGTTAACTTCTTGTCTGAAAGAGCTTTATGTACATTAGGTGCAAATAACTTCTTCATCTTCAAAGGATAAGAATAATTGATATAGAGGGGGGCACGGTGTCTCCCTCTTTATTTTAAATTTTAATTTAAATTATATAAAATGGAAAAGATCAAAAGAGTAAAATTAGATCCTAAGGATAGGATTTATCTATTAAAAGGAGAAGCATCTCCACTAAGCTATTATATAGCATCAAAAGACACACCTAGAAGAAGATTGCTTTACTATAATGAAGAGACAAACTCTAATCATCCACTTAGGTATGCTAGAAATTCTAATTCACCATTTCAAGAAGAACAAGACGCAAATGTTATTTTGGAGCCTATTGTTTTTGAGGATGGCGTATTAAATGTACCAAAAAATAATCCTGTTCTACAAGAGTTTTTACATTATCACCCAGGAAATGGGGGTGAGTTTTATGAGTTTGACAATGAAAACGATGCTCAGAAAGATATGATGATGTTGTATGACCAACTTGATGCACAGTTAGCAGCAAGAGACTTAGATGTTTCTACACTTGAGTCAGTAGCTAGGTTATTGATGGGATCAAATGTAGAATCAATGAAGACATCTGAATTAAAGAGAGACGTGATGATGTTTGCAAAACGATACCCTCAAGACTTTATGGAGGCTATTAATGACCCAGCACTAAGGGTAACCAATACAGCCGCTAGAGCTATGTCTGATGGATATCTATCTTATCGAAACAATAAGAAAGAGATCTTTTATAACCTTAAGGACAATAAGAAAAAATTAATGACAATTCCATTTGGAGAAGATCCATTGTATGTACTGTCTTCTTATCTACAGTCTGACGAGGGATTAGATCTATACAAATACCTTGACGATAAGTTCTCAGAAAATTAGTATATTTGTACTTTATTAACCCATTTAAACTTTTTAAACAATGGAAAAATTTTTAAGTATCCCCGTTACAAGTTCAGGTAACGTATTGATCTCTGCTACTAATGTAGTTATGGTTGAAGCAGCGTTAGATTCAGCAACAGCTGTAACAACACTAGTAACTTATCAAGGTGGAAAAGTAGTTACACTTACACATGCAGCTCAAGTTGCATTTAGTATGCGTAATGCTATTCAAAACGCAATCGTGGCTTCTTTGCAAACTTCTTGGACTAATGTTGTCTATGATGTTACAGTACCACAAGCTGTTAGTGATATAGACGTAGCTTAATATCAAGTAATTTAAAAATGAAAGGGCACTTAGTTTAAGTGCCTTTTTTTATTTATCTTTGTAAAAAGCATCCCAATGATAGATGACGTTAGACGTACCGTACTAAACATAGTAAACAAAGATAATAGAGGTTACATAACTCCTGATGAATTTAATACATTTGCTAGGATGGCTCAAAATGAAATATTTGAGCAGTACATGTACTCGTACACAAATGAGATAGTTAAGCAAAATAATAGACTGAATG